CTTTAGTCATAATTTTTCACCTCCCTCTAAATAGTTAATTTATATTTAGATAGGTATTTATGGGCGTCTCTTTTAGAGAGGTTGATTTACAGCCCACACAACTCTTACCTATCTTTAGCATGGTTGAGTAACAAACCCCATGCTATGGTTCGTTTACCAGCCTGATACGTCTTGGGTCAACTTGACCATCAGAACAGCACCATCGTCAAAGACTTCTGTGCCAACACCGATAATTCCTTTCGGTAAGTCAGCAAAACCTTTTTCTTTGTCAGCTACCTTCAAGTCCATGAATTGGAGAACCATATCAATAGATCCTCTAATCATGAATACTCCGGTTTGCTCTTCGTCGTTCCAACAATCAGTTGTATCCGTCAAACTATCAGAGACAGCAATGTCCCCAAATCCTGCCAAGGTCATTTCGTCATTACTGTTATCATTAGTAGCGGTAATGCGTCTTTTCCTGCGGATAATGAAGTTTGCTTTAGCCCCCATTTGAACATAGTTTGTTCCAGCAGTACCAGAGTCGTTAATACAAGCAACTAGGTTAGCTCTTGAAGTGTCAACTGCACTACCATCTCGGAGAACTCCAACATTACCAGTAGTAACATCAGCAAGATTATCCTGCCACTCGAAAGTAACGCCTGCAATGGTAACTGTGTCGCCATCACTTGGATTGGTTGCCAGCTCTAGCGTGCCACTCCAAGGTAGGTTGTTTGACTGTACAACAGTCCAACCCTGCCAAGGACCAACAACACCGTTTGACAAAACCGAATCACCGATTCTGCTTTCTCTGTCACTCTTTGATCTTCTTAATGTCGCCACCGTGCGTGGGCCTAGAACAGCCGCTCGCATAGCGGTTTCATAAGGAGCGTCAAAAGAACCAAGGATTCCCTCAGCCTCTTCTAAGATATCTAGTACGTTTGCACTAGTAACTTCTAGAGCAGTACCACTATTGATATCATGATCAGCATTGGAAATTTCGCTTAAAAACTTTTGCTCCACCCCATTCATCAGTCCGTTGCGGATTGATTTCAACGAGTGTGAAACTAAGTCATACGGAGATTGCTTACTCTCGGTAATGTCAATATCCTCTGCAGCATACTCGAAGGTATCAACTTGTAAAGTTTGTTTAGAAGCACCCTTCGACTCAAAGGAAATATCACTATGAGCAGTATAAGTACCTACTTGTGGATGTGACAAAATCGGTTTGTGAGCTTTATACCCAGTATCAGATATAAGTTCGGAAAGTGATTGGTTAGCAAGATATACAGCGGTATTTTTTACATATAAATCTGCCTGCAAATCACCCCAAAATTCTTGTCTTACATCGTTCATTTATTATTTTCACCCCCTTTCAATTTATTAATCAAGTTTATAAATTTAGGGAGTTGAAGTTCTTAGGAGTTCTCTGCCTTGTACTTTGATCTTGCCTTCTTTGCTTCCTGCCAGGCTTTAATGCCTTCTTCACTATCAAAATCAAAATCTTCAGGATTTAAAGGTTTGGCGGGATCATAGCTCGGCGTATAAGAACCCTTCTTAGAACGCTTAGGAGTAGCCTTTTTTACTCGCTCCTCCCGCTCCACTTCCTCTTTCCTAGATAGGATATAAGGAAGTTTTGCTGCCTCCCCTACGGAGATCCCTTTCAATTTGGCAAGATCTTTGACCTCATCTTTCAGATTGTCCGGATAATCAAGAGAGTTAAGCTCCCTTGCCTCCATCCGCTCTGCGATTTTCTGCTCAACTAACTTGTCAATATCAGTCTCTCCGCTATTGTCGGACTCTTTGTCCTTTCCAGATTTATCCTGAAATTGCTCGGAAGTCTTTTTGGCCTTTTCCCGCCAGCTTATCTTTTGCTTAATCGCACCAGATAATCTTTCATGGTGGGACTTTTCCCTTTCAACGAGTTTAGAGATTAGATCATCATCCAATTCCGGATCAAGACCAAAGTCTTCTGTGACTTTTTCTCTCAAGTCGTTATCTGTAACTTCCTGTTGTGTTTCGTCTTCGAGTTTTTTCTCTTCCTCGGAAACACCATCGAGGTTTTCTTCGTCTTTTGGCATTTTGCCTCCTTTTTTTAATTGCTTCGGCTATTTGCCGATCTGGCAATTAACGTTGGAGAAAAAGAAAAAGCGTTGTTATTAAACCTTTTCTCCAACATCAAATGTCAGATTTTTAGTTATACAACGCTTTGTTAGGATGATTATATCACACCCTAAATTTTTTATGACAGTGTGGACAGGTTGTTCTACTGTACACTGTTTCCATTTCCACCCGGCATCCTTCTCTGTCCGGATGAGATACAAATTGAGCTGCCAGTTTTTTATAGTCTGGTCCGTGATTTTCAAAAGTATAAGTTCTGATTTTGTGTTTGCCTTGATAGACAACAGCGTCTGGTTTTTCTTCTTTATTTTCTGAAGTACTTAAAGACGACTCTCCTTTATCCTGCTGTGCCCCTTCGATTGACTTTTCCAAATCTTCTTTAGAAACACCTACATATTTTAGGCCTAAATCTTTTGCTTGCTCTTGAAGCTCTTTATATGTTGCCATAAAAATATTATACTTAACTACTTTTTTTTTGTCAAATAAACATAAGATGGGTAACATGTCAAGTTAAGATGGTTACAAAAATAAGGCTAAAATCTTGAAAAATAAAAGTAATGGTAAGAAAAAAGTTATCTTGGGTAAGATTTTTGAGGCTAATAAATAGTGAGTAGCAAGGTGGGGTAAAAAATGAATTAGTTGTGTTTTCTTAACTAAATCCTATTTAGTCCATAATTCTGAGCAACCTTCTTTTTTTTCTTTTCCCTTTTCTTTTTTAACAACTTCCTAGGATCGGGGTTTTTAGCCTCTTTGATAGCGTTTTCAATCCAACGTCTTATTTGTTCCTTTGTGCCTTCGTTGCTCATAAAATCCTAAGATAAAGTGCTTCTATATCTTTTTTTGTAATTCCTTCTGGAAGATCATATTTTTTTTGGCCTTTTTTAACATCAATCATTTTATTGTCTTCTACGGTCATAACTAGTAAAGCACCATCAACTCCTTGTCTTGGATCTTCTGAAAGGATTATTTTTTTGTTTTTAATAGATACCTTCATCTCATAACCCCACTTTCTTTTTAGCTTCTTCTATTTCCTCTTGGGTTGGCTCTTTTTTCTCCTGGTGTTCGATGAAAGGTCTTAGCATACCATACAATACTCTCTTGGCCTCTATTCTTGCCCTAACCATTTCTCCGAGGCTTTTATTGTCGTTACTATCATCTACACCATCCAACGTATCAAGAAGTTGTATTTGCTCGATAATATATTCCTGAAAAACTTGAAAATCAGTATTCCTTTTGAGTTTTTTGATCAGTTCTTTTGACAAATTGGTCATTACAAGTATTATACGTATAATATATAACCCATGTCAAACTAAAGTCCATACTGTTTCTTCATTGCTTTTTGTTTTTCCTGGTTTCTATAAAGACGTTTTTTTAATAACGCCTCTTCTTTAGCCGGGTCTCGTCTTTCAAGAGTTGAAAGTGCATAACGGGCAGCATCCATCGCATGATTAAAGGCATCCTCCGGCTCATTAGGCGTGATCGTTTGCCCTAACCGGTCAACCGCCCAGACATAGTTCCGGTATTCTTTAATAATATTTACACTCCTTTGGGTAACAGAAATGGGTATATCCTGCATAAATTGAATACCTTGCCGAACAGAGTCTTTGCCTTTTTTCGATCCCCGGATGTTAACGCCATACCCATACATTTCATCGATACTTTTAGGCTCAATACTATCAGCAATCACTAATGTCTCCGGCTTATCTAGATCTAAAATAAAAACAGATAACATATTATAACACATGCAGGTTTGATAAAGCTGTTCGTCCAGTATGTACCCTCCATCAAGGTAATAAACATCAACTAAGGCACTAGGGTCTATTGTGTATCCAAATTCTAGCCCACGTCGCTCTAATCGAGCCTCATGCGGTATTTCATCTATTATCTTCCAGTTATTAAATATTTTGCCCTCCAGCTCGCCAAGCTCGCCCAATCCATAAACTTTCCAGAAGTTTTTTCTGTCTTTTCTTGACTCTAAAGCCTCAACAAGCCTTTTATCTAATGCCTCATTGTCTTTGTAAGTTAGAATAATATGTTCGTAATCTTCTCTTACTCCTAAAATCTCTTCATGCACCCAGAAAGAAACAACGGGGTTATAATCTATAAAAACAAACTCGCTGGTTCTTATTTCAAGCTGTTCAAATGTATTAAAAGGTACATTATTTGCCTCGTTGATAAATAGCCTGTCTCGTCTTGGG